CGACCCCTAGGCCGAAGAGATCGTCCCGGCCGCCGCCATCTAGGCCCACGACCACCACTTCGCAGCGGTCGAGTAACGCTTCCAGCGTCAGCCCCTCGTCGGCCGCCTCCGGCCAGAAATCCGCCGCCGCCCACCGGTCGCGCCGCAGACGCAGGCCGATCTCGACGTTCAAGTGCTTGGCGAGGAAGATTTGCCGACCTTCGCCCTCGCCCGATTCCTCTTTCTTCAGTTCGCTGGCGAGCCAGTCCTGCGTTACCGAACGCCCGATCTGGGGGTTCGTGACGTAGAAGTTCGCCGGGTCGAGGTAGGCCTCTTCCTCCAGCATCGCTTCAGGCCACTCGTACAGCACGGCCATCGATGTCGGATCATCGATCTTGCCGTCCCGCACATCGCGGAAATACGCGAGCTTGTCCTTGAACACGCCCGCCGGCGGCTCGTCGGAATGCGTCGTGATGTACAGCACGAAGCCCTCGGGCCGTGCCGCCAGGCCGCCGGTCGCCTCCCGCAGCATTGCCGCACTCTTCGGCTTCTTGCCGAACAGCCACAATTCCTCGACCAGCACGAAACCGGCCTTCTTGCCCGAAGCCGTGTCGCTGTCTGCGGCGACCACCTTCAGCTCGGCTTTCGTGACCCGGTGCCGGATCAACCGCTGGTGCTCGACCACGTGCAGCAGCTTGCTCAGCTGCTCGTCCGCATCGACCATGCCCCTGGCAGGATCGAAACTGTTCTTGGCCACCTCCAGTGTCGGCGCGAGGATCAGCAGCTCGGCATGGTCGCGCCAGTTGATGATCAGGGCGGTCAGCATGATGCCTGCCGCGATTGTCGATTTTCCGTTCTTCTTGCTGATCAGGAGCATGAACTCCCTGATCAACCGCTTGGCCGCTTTCGCGTCGTACGCTCCGAAGATCGCCGCGACCAGGTCGAGGATCCGCTGATCGCAGACTTCGCCCAGCGTCGGAAACGCTCCGTTGGACTTGCGCGGCAAGTCGGTGACCTGCAGGCTGCAGAACACGCCCAGGGCATCCGCCGCCTGGTCCGGGAAAAGCGGGGCGATCGGCACGAGGGTTTCCCCCGCCACGATCCGCTCCTCCCAGTCCGGGCAGGCAGTCGTCCATTTCATGCGCGTTCCCGACCGGCCTCAACTGGCGGAGCGCTGGGCTCCGAGATTTTCAGTTCACCGCATGCGGACCGGGCCGCGGCTGATAAAGCCCGCCGACGCCTTCCGCCTGCAGCTGCTGTTCCTGTTTCTTGCCGAGCGGTGCCGCTTTCGGCTCCGGCTTCTCCGCCTTGCCGCGCGCCTTGACCTTCTCGCCCATGACCCGTGTCTGCTCGCGCTCGACCATCGCCTCCAGCTGCTTGATCGCGGAGACGCTGCCGCCCTCGGCCTCCTCCACCAGCTTGGCCATCATGCCCGATCGCACCACCAGCTCGGCTCGTTTCATCTCCGCGCACTCGCGGGAAAAAACCTTGCGCAACGTCTTCACATCGCAGCCGATCAACGGGGCCGCATCCTTTTGCGAATAGCCGCAGGCGAATAACACCATGAGACGATTGGACTTTTCGCGCGTCCACTCAAACCCCGGCCGACCCTGCCCGCGCGGAGGCTTGGGAACCCACCCGAACAAGCCCGGTGCGTCCTCCGAAATTCCGTCAGCCAAGGAAAAAATCTCCGAATGAGAGGGGCAGGGGTTATCGCGCGCCGGCCCTTCTGAACTTTCAACCTCCCCCCACCCTTCGCGCCCGAACCTCGGCGGTCTTGCGATTGTGACACGCCTGGCAGAGCAGTTCGATGTTCGCCGCGTCCAGATCGGCTCCGCCGTCCTTGCGCTCAACCTTGTGATCGCCCGTCACGCGGTGACCCGAGCCACAGCGCTCACACCACTTGCCCCGCTCCGCCTTGATGCGACGGACGAGATCGCGCCATTCCTTCGACTGGTAGAACGCCTCCGCTACCTTTGGCAGCGCGCGAACCCTTCCACGAACGGAGGCGAGCCTTGGCCCAAGTCCCTTGAGCCGTCCCACGCCTACTCCGCCGATCTATCTGTCAGGTCGCTGAGCCCAGCGCGCTTGCACGTGAGGGGTCGCGACATCGGGAGGAGAGGATTGCGAACTCGTCCAACCGCACGCCAGCGCCCAGCTTGACGTGAAACGTGCCAAAATCGTGCTGCACAATGAAGAGCGAAATTTACTGCACACTCTGCGAAGAAGCTTGACAGCGCCACCAGCCTAGCTCGCGCGCAGCCTCGCACTGCACACTATCACTGCACACATTTCGGTGAAATTATCTCCGGATCCGTGGCCAGCGCCCGATGATTGTGCTTTCCAATAGCGATGCAGCGCATCACACCCTTTGCCTGGGCCATTCTCCTTGCAGGGATGTTCGCACTCGGTCTCGCCTTCGATAGCATAGCTGGTTGGGCCCAGTCCTACGACACGCCCACCGTCGCTTCGACATGTAAGGGCGCTGTCGACGTTTCCGCATGCGCCGCCCTCGCCAGCGCAGAGGCGACCGCGACCATTGCCCGCTGGACGCGCATCGACACCATCTTCAGCCTTTTTACGGCGGCCGCAGCACTGTTTGCCTTTTGGGCTTACCGGGAGAGCAAAGGCGCCCGGATCGCCGCCGAAAGGCAGGCTGAAACATCTGGTCGCTTGTTAGAGGACGAGCGCGCCCGCGCCAGGGGAACCCTCATTGTCAACCGCTGTACACTTAGCGTTCGCTCTTCAGACCCTGTCGAAGATTACACTGGCGACGTGCGGGCGGAACGAGGAGAGGTGCATTTTACTCTCAGCTCTGTCGTCATAGTCGACGGGCCCAGCAGCTTGCGCGATCTGCATTTCGGCTTCGACCTGATTGTTGACAGGCATTGCGATGAACAGGGAATATTCCGTCTCGGGCAATTCAGCACTCCACCGAGCTTATTTCGTCAGGTTCTTGGGCCGCATGACGACCCCCTTGACCAGCGCGCTGGCTTCACATTGGACAGGGAGATATCCATCGAAGGCTATCGCGCTTGGCGCGGAAATTACACCATCACAGCTCGCTTGCATTTCCACTGGTTAGACCAGTTTGGAGAAATCCAGGGTAAATCGGTCGAATTCGGACTCGGCGGAATATCTCCTTCGATGGAGTACATGGTCCTCCAATCACCCACGGACATTCCAAATCCGCATTTAGCGCAATACAACTAACCTGCCGCCAGCACCCTTGCCCGCCGCGTAGGCCACCCGTTCAACGCACACAGCACCCCGCCCATCGCCAGCCTGTACCGCGCCTTCAGCGCATTCGGCGTTCGTGCCCACCCGATCCAGCGGGCGATGCCGCTCCAAGGCACGCGCCCTTCGCCGCGGTACAGCGCCTCGCTCGCTAGCCACACGGCCTTGCGCAGCTGCTCGTCGCCCACCAGCCCCAGCCACCCCGTCACCCGATCGCGCTCGCTCACCTCGCGAGCATCCAGCGGCGCGCGCGGGGCCCGGCTCTCCACCTTGCGCACCTGCATCACCTTGCCGCTGTCGGTCTGCACCAGCGTCTCCGACCAGTCGCCCTTGATGTCGCCTACCTCGGCCTGCGCCAGATGCCACGGCCCGTCGCCCGCGAACGGCCACTGCCCGCCACCCGGGCTGCGCAGCCAGAGCGCATGAACCCGCACAAAGGCCTCTTCCAGCTCGTCGATCGACTGCGGAACCGCCCCGCGTGCGCTTTTGTACTCCGCCAAACCGCTCATCGCTCCATTCCCTCGCCTGTCGCCACCCTTGCCTCCATTTCGCGAAACCGCTGAAAACCACGCCCAATCAATTGCTTATCGTTCACTTTCACCTCTCCAATGGAAGAAATGGAGGAATGGAGCATAAAATCGCACCACCCCCGCGCGCCCGCGCCCGCACACACGAAGGGGGCACCGGATTTGCCTCCATTCCTCCACACGCGCAGAATTCCGCCAAAAACCGGCTCCATTTCGCGTTTCCAGAAGCTCCATTGGAGCCAAACCAATCTGTTTGGAGGCTCCAAGCCCATCGGCCAGCGGCCGGAATCGAGGCGCAACAGGCCCATCAATCTCCCGGCACCTGATCGATATGGCCCATTCCGCCCTCTTCGATCTCGTCGGCAGCGGTCCAGTAGCCCTGCTTCATATCGTCCAGATCGACGGTCGGCTGCAGCCCGATCCACCACGCACCGTTGCTGTGCTTCTCCTTGAAGCGCTTGGCCGCGATCTCTTTCGAAAAGGCCCGCTCTGCCATTTCATAGGCACCTGTCTGGTGGCACCACGCCTGATACAGCTCGAACAGGTCGCCCTTGCGCACCCGCCACGGCCGTGCGCGCGTATCCTCGCCCACTTCGCAAGTTTGACGCAGGAACCGGCCGATCGTGTCCGAATCGTCACGATATTCGCTGGTGGCCAGGCGCACGTCTTCGGGCTCGATCAGCCCGTGCTTCTTCCAGTCCAGCAACCCGCGCATCAGCCAGGCGAAGATCCCGTCGCGCTCCGCCAGGAGCTTGTCCTTCAGCGCCTTGTCGCGCTGCGCCGCGGGAATGTCGGCCTCCCATGGCACCAGCTGCATCCGTCGCCAGATGCCGTCGCTGGTGTCCTTGATCACCGGCTTGTTGTTGCCGCTGATCGTGATCTTGAAATCGGGGAAGAAGGTGAAGAAGCCCTTGTTCAGGTGCCGCGCATCCACTGGGTCCTCGCCGGTCAGTTCTTTCACCAGCCCCTCGTCCAGCACCGCACCCTTGCTCGGCTCCGATACGCGCAGGAACCGCACGCCAGGCAGCTTTGCGATCGCGGGCGTCGCCTGGTCTCCGCTCTTCTTGCCCTGGTCGAGCAGGCTCTGGATCTTCACCGTGCCGGCATAATCGCCCGCGATGCGCGCGATCGTCTCCACCCATGTGCCCTTGCCGTTGCTGCCCCCGCCATAGAAGAACGCCAACTTCTGCTCGCCGGTGAAACCGGTCAGGCTCAAGCCGCCCCATTGCGCTAAGAACCGGCGCATCTCGGGCTTGGGCTGCACCACGGCCAGGAAATCCTCGTAAACCGGGCTGCGCGCGCCCTCGCGATACTCGACATCGGCCAGCTTGGTGATGAAGTCCTCACGGTGGTGCTCGTGCAGCACCATGCACCAGGGCGTGTGCCATTCGCTCTTGCCCGCTTCCACCTCCGCCGTGGGGCGTTTTCGCCGCCGCCGCTCCATGCGGAGCGTGCCGTTCAGCACGTTGATCGCCATTCGCTCGCGGTCGAAATCCTCGACCTGCGCGACCAGCCCCGCCATGCTCTTGGCCAGCGCGCCGGCGGCCGCGATCTTGCCCGCCGCTTCGCTCGATCGCGCCCATTCGGCCAGCTTGTCCGAATACATCACCGGCACGTTGCGCTTGAAGTCGACCACGAAGTCCATCTTGCCCGCCTGCTCGCGCTCGAACGCGGCCAGCGCTTCTCCTGCAAGGCCCGCTGGCGGCTCGGCCCGCTCGCCGCTCGCGCGCACCAGCTGCGCCTCGTTCTTGATCGCCCGCATGGTCGAAAACAGCGCCTGCATCACCTCGGGCGGCAATTGTTTGGGTTCTTCGCCCAGCAGCAGCCACCGCCGCCCATCCCACCGGAACCAGCCCAGCTCGGCGCAGAAGCGGAAATCGCACCCATGCCGATGGACGAAGCGCTCGGCATTGCCGAGGTCGGTCATCGGGAACCGCGCACAGGCCCGGTCCAGCGCATCATCGGCCAGCGGTCGCAGTGCGATTATCTTCCGGCTCTGTTCCCCTGGACCCCCGTCATTGTCTTCGGGGCTGCGCGCTCCGTCTGGAGCTTGGCCAGAACCCTCCCACGCGGGGTCGGGGGTCGTGTCATCGTGGGCACTCGCCATCAAAACCCTCCCGCATCGTGCCAGGCCAGCGCGCTCGCCGCGCGCGGCGGTGCATCGGCCCCGGCTGTCACCGCCTTGGGCTTTGATCGCCCGTCCATTACCACCGGCATCAGCGCCTCGGTCAGCGGGCCTTCCACCGCCAGCACGCGGCGATACAGCACCAGCACGCTCTCGCTCTCGTGCCGGCCGGCACTCGATCCTTCGTTCATGTCCATCTCGATCATCTTCACCACCGCATCCACTTGCGGCAGGCGCAGCCCGGCCATCTTGGCCAGTTCGCGCACGAATTTGCGCTCCTCGCGGATCGGCTCCAGTGCGGCGCGCTCCTCGGCGCGCAGTTGCAGCAACTGCCGCACGACCGCGATCAACCGCTTCTCGCTATCGTCTTCGCTTTCCGGCCAGCGATACTCGCCGTCCTCGGCCTCGATGGTCGTCGCCAGCACGTCGCTGCGGCCGGCGCGCTCCTTGCCCGATACCAATCGGTCGTACCGCGCGCGCCATGCCGCCAGGTATTCGCCGCGCAGCTCGTCATGCCCGATCCGATCGGCCAGCCCGGCCAGCTCGTCCCACACCGCCGTCCGGTCCTCGGGCGAGGATCCGGCATCGATCCCCTCCGCCACACTGGCAAACAGGTAGGCGTCCAGTGGCAGCGCACCCTCGATAACCGCTTCCACCCCGCGCGCGCCCTGCGATCGGGCAAGGTCGTCGGGATCCTGCCCACTTGCCAACAGCGCCACCTTCAGCGTGCGATCGGGTGCGATACCCGGCAAGGCGCGCTCGCACGCCCGCCGCGCCGCCTTGCGGCCTGCAGCATCGCCGTCGAACATCAGCACAGGGCGGCGCGTCAGCCGCCACAACTGGGTCAGCTGCGCCTCGGTCAGCGCGGTGCCCATCGGCGCGACCGCTTCCGCCACGCCCACGCCGGCTAGCGCGATAACATCGAAATACCCTTCGACCACCACCGCCCGCTTGGCCGACCGGATGGCCGGGGCCGCGCGGTGCAGGTTGAACAGCAACCGCCCCTTGTCGAAGATTTCCGAATCCGGGGAGTTGAGATATTTCGCCGCATCCGCCGGCGCATCGGGTGTCGCCCGCGCACCGAAACCGACGATCCGGCCGCGCACATCATGCACCGGCACGGTGATGCGGCCAAAGAAGCGTGGGCCAGTAGTCTTTCGGCCTGCCGCTGCGCTGCTTGAGGCCGGACCCTCCCGCTCCCACATCAGCCCGGCCGCCAGCGCATCACCCTCGCCGATACCGGCATTCTGCAGATAGCCGCGTCCCTCGGGTGCCAGGCCGATCCCGAACCGCTCGGCCAGCGCCTCGTCGACGCCGCGCCGCTGCAGATAATGCTGCACGCTCGCCACGCGGCCCAGCTGCGCCGTGAATAGGACCTGCGCCGCCTCCAGCGCCGGGCGCACACCGGCAACGCGCGCCGCTTTGGCCTCGGCCGCAGGACTGCGCTCCGGCATCGCCAGCCCGGCATCCTCCGCCAGCTTGCGCACCGCGTCGAGGAAGTCGAAGCCCTCGATCTCGGTCAGCCAGCGGATCGGCCCCGCATGGAATTCGCAGCCGAAACAATGCGCGAAGCCCTTGTCGTCGTTGACCGTAAAGCTCGGCGTCTTCTCGCTGTGCACCGGGCAGCAGGCCTTCCACTCGCGCCCGTTGCGCGTCAGCCTGACCCGCGCCGATACCAGTGCCGACATGGTGGTGTTTGCCTCGACCTGGTCGAGGAAGTGCTGCGGGATCATGCGTGTCCGCCTTCGCTGTCGCTGCAGGCCTGCTCCACGGGGACACCCAGCAGCGCCCGCATGGCGTCAAGCCTGGCCAGCGCCAACTGCAGGTCTGCCCCCGTTTCGGCATCGGCCAATTCCTTGGCATGCCGCGCCAGCGCCTCGATCCGGTGCGCCAATTTCCACACCGAAAGCCGAGAAGGCAGGATGGGTCCGGGCATCGCGCTCATAGCCGCGCCGCCCCACTCGAGATGCCTGCCCCGTAGCATGGGAAAAGACACCAAACACCTGCCCTTGGTGTGTAATTTTTTACGCAATCACGCTTGACGCCGCTCATGCAGATGTGTATTAATGTGTGTATTAAAAAGGACCAGGAGATGGAAAGAGACAGCAAGAAGATCATGAAACGGCTGAAGAAGGAAGGTTGGACCGTCGCCCGCATTAACGGGAGCCACCACATCCTCACCCACCCCGACCATGATGCTCCAATCTCGCTACCCCACCCCAAGGAATTGAAGACCGGGTTAGCGACAGCATTGGCGAAACAGGCGGGTTGGCTTTGAGCCAACCCGCCCTTGCCGTCCACCGTAGCCCGGTCGAAGGATTGATTGATTGAAGGATTATTCTCATGGCTCGTTACATCGCCATCATGCAGGAAGTTGAAGACAGCTTCTGCTTCACCATTCCCGATCTGCCTGGCTTTATCGCGCAGTTCGATACCGACGAAGTCGACGATCTCGACCACGCAGTTGCGCTGGCCGAAGATCTTCTTGCCGACTTCACCGGCGTCATGCTCGAGAAGGGGCAGGAAATCCCCCATCCGCGCAGCTATGGCGCCATTGCGGCCAACATCATTCTTCAGCGCCGTAAGGGCGAAGATGGCCTGTTCGTCACGCTGGCCGCCCGCCCTCGGGCGGCAGAACCAAAGCGGGTGAACATCAGCATGGATACCACCACGCTCAGTAAGATCGACGAAGCCGCCAAGGCGCGCGGCCTTACTCGCAGCGCGTACCTCGCTGAAGCGGCGCTCGAATACAGTTGAAGCCGTCATTGGGCACCTGCGCTATCGGCGGTGCCCAATATCGCCGCCAGTTCGGGATCCGCGCCCTCCGGAAGTACCCAGGGCCGCGAGCGCATGATCGCCATTTGCCGTTCGGCAACGCTCGACCGTGCCTCGATCGTCTGACCACACACGCGCCGCCGGTGCCGGCTGCCGCCCCACCCCCTCACAGCGCCATCTCCGACAATGCCAGCCCGCGGCGCGTCAGGCGATAGCGGTGCTGCTCCCCAGTCAGCTGGCCCAGCTCATGCGCCCGGCGCGCAGCACTGTTCGCCGCCCGCCGCCGTTCGATTTCGTCGACCGACAATCCCGGGCATCCCGGCTCGCCGCGCAGCCCCAGCTTCAGCCGCGACACATTAGGTTCGGGTTCGGCCAGCACTTCGGCCATGAACCGGCGGTGCCGGGTCCTCGGGTTGACCTCGCGCTCCGCCCGCTCCGCCTGCCGCATGAACCGCGCTGTCAGCTCTTCGGGCAACGCCGCCAGCACTTCCGGCTCGCGCGCCGCCAGAGCATCGGTCAGGGCGCAGAATTCGGCGTCGCGCTCGCGCCGGTATTCGGTCTGCCGGCAGGCATGGATGATCGTCGAATGGTCGCGGCCGCCCAGCATCTTCCCGACTTGCGGATGGCTCAGCTTGGGCCAGCACTGCTTCAGCACCCATGCCGCCGCCTGCCGGGCAATCACCACGGGTTTGCGCCGCGTCTGGCTCACCAGCGCATGCGGCTCCAGCCCGAACGCTCGCGCCACCGCATCGCGCGCTGCCCGCTGTGCCGCCGAGGGTTGCCAGGCGGCAAGTTTGGAAACGCGCGGCATCAGTGTCTCCCGAACGCGATCGAGCGTTCGCTCTGCCAGCATAGTCCGCAGGTCGCGCAACAATCGGTTGCGCCGCTCTGCGCCGGGCACATCACCGCGTCAGGATCACGCTGCCCCGGCTCGACCACGCGCGCTGCGCGTAGAGCATGCGGTGCCCCGGAAAAGCGCATGGCGAAACGCTCCCACCCGCAATCGAATGCGACGAGCGAGGCGGCTCGCCCGATTGCGCTGGCCGGATCGTGTGCGGTGAAGCCAAACACGTGAAGCGCGGGCAATTCTTCCAGCATGCGTTGCCAGAACTCGACATATTCGACCGAGTAGAAGTCGCCCAAAACATGCAGCCGGACGAGAAAACCCTCTGGATGCGCCTCGTCGGTGGCGCGTAGCTCGGCCTCGATCATCGCTTCCAGCTCGGGCCCGCCGACCATGCGCTCGGCCGCCTGCATGTTGTTGCCATAGCAATCGAGCCAGTGCTGGCAGCTGCGCGGACAAGTCGCACGCTCTTCCAGTGTCAGCGTGAAGATGGGCCAGCCCTTGCGCGGCCCCTTGGTCACCGTCGCGCCGATCTTGCGGCTCTGGTGGCCCGATTTCAGCGCCCGCTTTACTTCATCGGCATCGAACACGCGGCTTGGAAAGATCGTCCGCCCGCCGCGTGCGGCCGCATCGAAGGCGCGCAGCACCACACCGCGACCACTGGGTTTGATCGTGCCATGACGGCGCAGGGTCGATGCGGCCACCATCACGCCACCTTCCGCATGCTGCACCAGCGGCTCTTACATCCGGTCGCCTGATCCAGCGTCACCCGCATGTCGCATTGCTCGCACCAGGCCTTTCCATCGCCGCCGGCAGCGACGGGCTGGTCGGTTTCGAAATGCAGCGCTTTGGTTCGCGGGGGCGCCGGGTCCTCTACGCGCGGCGCAGGCGTCTCGGCGCTGGCCTGCGCCCGCTCGGGCCAGAACAGCCCGGTCAGATGAACCTGCGCGGCTTGCACGCGGCCCAGATCGGTCCGCTCGGCGTGCAGCGCCATGATATCCTTGCGCAGTTGCACTTGCCCGATCGAACCGAGTTTGGCCGTGAAAGCGGCGAACCGCGATGGCGGGAACACAGCGCCGTCCCGGCACACTTCGGCGCAGATGCTCACCAGCCCGGGGAAGATGGTGCCCGCATATTTCAGCACTTCGCCGGCAAACGCGCATGCCAGCATCTCGATCGCTTCGCCCGCCACGTCGATGCCATGGTGCCGCACCGCCTGCTCGATCCCGCCGATATTGCCGACCTGCCCGGGCTTCCACGAAATCGAACTCATATGCGGTGCCAGGCACAGTCCTGCCGCCTCCAGCTTCGCCTGGATGCCCAGCGCCTGCGGATCGCCGCTCGACAGTGCGGCCTTGAACAGGTCCAGTTTGCCCAGGGGGCGGCGCTGCTGGTTCAGGTGGACGAAGCTCGCCGCTTCGTCGGCCGCGCTCTTGTAATCCACGATGACGCACGGCAATTGCGCGATGTCTCGGCGCATCCGCGCCGCCTCGAGCCGGTGCTGTCCGTCGATCACGAACAAACCGCCGTCTGGCCTGCGCGCCACCACCAGGGGCTGGCACAGGTCCCAGTTCCAGTGTTGCGCGATCTTGCGGATCAACGTCTTCGAATCGCCGGCCTCGATGCTGCGCTGGTAGCTCGCGTCGATGCGCAGTTCGCCCGGCGCCATGAATTGCAGCACCGGCATCCGCCCCAGCGGCGGATTGACCTTCAGGCGGGATGTCGCCGCGCGCGCCATCAGACCACCTCCCTCTGGCCTATCGCTTCGCTGGTTGAGGCCTCGACCTCGGCCATCGTGCGATGGTCGCGAAACGGGTATTCACGCACGCAGCCGGTCGGATGCTCACCCACCAGCGCCTCGCCCTCATGCAGCCCGCCGCGCAGATCGTCGATCGCCACCGACATGGCGCGCGCTGTACTGATCGCGTGGTCCGCCTCTTCGGGGCAACGCTTCGCCACCGCCAGCGCATTGGCGCGCTTGCGGTGGAAATAGGCGATCATGTCGCAGCGTTCGGCGCGGCGCCCTACGGTTTCACCCAGGGCCTCGCCCTCGGCAAAATCGCACACGCCATGCGCGATGCGCTCAGCCATGCCCGCCGGCATCCGCGGCAATAGCCCCGATCCGCTCACGCGACCACACGCTCCGGCAGGCCCAAATCACCGGGCTTCGATCCCGGTACGGGCAAAGCAAGCGGATTGGGATCGTAGATGGCCTGCTCCGCGCGGACAGGCTTCGCCTGACGTCGCGCCGCAGCCACAAGTTCGCGCATGCTTTCGGAGTGGCCAACTTTGCGCAAGCTATCCAGCGCAGCTTCCGCCGCGTTGAGATCGCCTGAGTAGACCGCCCCGAGGGCTTCCGACAGCAATTCCTGATCACGTTCGTACATCGATACTCTCCTCAAACCCTGATCGGCATGATCACGCCGACAAACCCGTCCGGAACCACCCTGCGAAACAGGCCCATGGTCGCAGCATCGTATTGGTCGACCAGCATGGTCTCGCCGCCCACGGCCGCGCACATCCGATCGAGATATTCGCCGTTGAAGCCCGTCCTCACGTCACTTCCGGTGTCAGCGGGCAGAACTTCGGCCGCGCTGCCATTCTCCGGATCGGCTTGGCTGAGGCGCCACTTGCCCTCGCTCCGATCGATCACGATGCAGTTGGTGCGGTCGGTGCCGAGCACTCGCACTCGGCGGATCGCTTCGCGCAGGGATTGCGGATCGAGCGTGCAGGTGTCGCTCTCGGCAGGAATCACGCGGCGGTAATCGGGAAAGGTGCCGTCGATCACCTTTGCGGTAATCGTGATCTCGCCCCATTTGGCGCGAAACTTCCTGTCGTCCCAGGTAAGCGAAACCGGCCCTGCGATATCGCCGCACAACTTCTGCAGGATCTCGCAGAACTTCGGAGCGAGTATCACCTCGGGCGCACCCTCGGGGAAAACCGCCTCGGTCTTCAGACAGGCAAGCGAATGGCCGTTCGTTGCCGCCAGCTTCAACTTGCCTTCGTCCCCGTGCCACAGCGGGCCGTTGATATAATAGCGGCTTTCCTCGTGGCTGCGCGACCAGACCACACGGTCCAGCGCATGCTCCAGCACCTTCGCGTCGATCGACATCGCCGGGTCTGCATCGAAGGGCAGCGTCGGGAAGTCGTCCACCGGCAACACCGGCAGCTTCCACTGGCTGCGACCAGCGGTCACAGCCAGCTGGGCGCCGTCCATCGCCAGCTTCATCTGGCTGCCCTTGGGAACTGCACCGACCAGCGAAGCAAGGCGCTTGGCGTCCACGGTGGTCGCGAGCTTGTCGCCATCGGCAAGCGCCAGCTGCTGCCGGAACTCGATATCGAGGTTGCTGGTGACGATCTCCAGCGTATCGCCGTCTGCTTTCAAGCGTACGTTGGACAGGATCGGAATAGTGTTCCGTCCCTCGACTACAGCGGCGGCAAGCTTCATTGCTCGCGCCAGCGTAGCCGCTTCGATTGTCACGCTCATCTCGCCTCTCCCAGTGTCGATTGTCCGCAGCCCTTGCCCGCCGCCAGCACGGTCACCACGCGCGGCGCGTTGCGGCCGCCGCTGCGCACCGCAATGCGCTTTTCGCTCACAAGCCGGTCGAACAGATATTGTGCCCGCCTGCGCCCGCGTGGGCCTCGGTTGAGGCCGATCTCCACCGCCAGGCTCGCATTGCTGGGGCATGCCGCCCCGCGCGCCGCGCACCGCCGCAGAACCTGCAACAAGGCGCGCATCTGGCTTCGCGTGTCGGCTGCATGGCGCTCGGCCTCACCGCCCCGTGCCTGCACAGCGGCAGGTCCGCCCGCATTTCGCCGCGCGCAGTAGTCGAAACAATGCGCGCGCGTGGCGCGCCGCTGGAACAGTTCCACATGGCCCTGTGCCGCCCAGGCGCGCGCCAGCTTCGCCGCGTCCTGATCGCCCAGTGCGGGCGTCGTGGCATAGGTGATCGTATCCCCCGCCGCCGCACCCGCCAGCCAGTCGCGCATTTCCTGCGGGTCGGCATAGGTGCCCAGCGGCCCGATGCTGAAACCGGGCGGGTCGTCGCGCTTCATGGATGCCGCCGCGCTCATGGCTCACCCACCGCAGCCACGCGCACCGGCGCCGCCGCCTTGCCCTGCATGGCGCGCACCTGGGCCCGTCCCTGCGCGGCCTTGTCGATCAGCTCGTCCAGCTCGCGCTCGATCTTGGCCAGTTCCGCATGGTCGAGCCGGTCGTCATCCGCCAGCCCTTCGCGCAGCGCATCCGCCACGTCGCCCACTTCCTTGACCAGCGCGACCACCTGCATCGGCAGGCCCGATGCGTCCCCGAAATCCTCGGGCAGGCGGATGAAGACACCGCCCGCCATCTTGGCCAGCGCAATGGTGATGAACGGCCGCCCCGCCCGCCGCTCAAGCTCGGGGACGAAGCGCAGCGGAAGGAATTTCTCGCGGTCCTGGTCGCTCGCCCAGCGATGCACCACCGACTTGGACCGGTCGATATACGATGCCGCCGCCTCATAGCCGTGCAGCTCGTCGACCAGGTCTGCGGTCGCGATCTTGAGGTCGCGCTCCCGGCGCGTCAGCCCGCTCATGCCCCGCCCCGCTGCACTTGGGTCTCGCCCGAAACCGCGCTATCGCGGCCGCAGCAATGGGGGGCCTTGCCATGAAAATTATCGATTTCATTCACGATGGGGACCTCGAGATCGGTCTCTCCACCGACGACGACGGCACCGATGTCGTCTGCCTCCGGTTCGATGAGGCCGACCGCCGCCGCGAACTGCGCCTTTATTACCGGGTCGAACACTTCGTGGCCGTGGCCGACCACCTGCGCTCCGTCGCCGACAGGCTTGTTCACGCCGCCGCCACCGAAAACAAATAGCCGGGACAGCACGATCGGCCGCTTCGCGCCGAGGGATGCAAAGCCGCTCACGCCGCCGCTCCACACCCCGGAATCGACTCCCCGGAGGCTTTGGCTATCCTGCACTCGGCACGAACCGCAGGAGAACAGATTTGACGGACGAAAAACCGCTGGGCTGGCGCCCCTTCGACGATGCAACGCGCGCTGAGTATCGTGGACTGGGATGGTCGGAAGAACAGATCGACAAGCTTGAAGAGACCAACGTCTATCAACCTGTCGAGACAGCAGTCATCGCCTACCATCTCACCATAGCCTTGGCCTTCGCCGCCACGCGGCATATCGGACCGGAGTTTGCTCATACCATGATCTCCGAGCTCGAACGCGCCACAGCGAAGTTGCAGAACTCCGGCCATTCCGAAGAAGCGGTCGAGGGGGCGATCGTGAAGAACTTCCTCGACGGCGCTGAGTTCGACCCCTTCATAGAACGCGCCTCGCGTTCCGATTGACGCTGGACGGGACCAGCCCGGCGTTCTTGTGAACACACTCGACCTGCACGGGTCCGCGGTTCTTCATTCGTCTTAACGTCAAGCTGAAATTGCCGAGCGACGACGCGGCAATCACCGCGAGCAAGATCGTGTCCAGATTCATGCCGCTGCACTCCCCTCATCGTGCATTCTTGCCGCCGGGATAGCGGTAGACCGGGGGGAAACTTCCTTGGCCCGTCCCTCTGCCCGCGCGCCCGCTTGCCCGCTAACACCCACCACATGAGCCAGCGCCTGCGCCTCTTCCGCCACCAGACCATCCGGCCAGTTCGCCGGATCGGCGAGGAACTCGGCGAAGCGCGTCAGCGTGGTCGTCGTGGTCGATGCCCCGGGGTTGTTCTCGAGCCGGGTAAAGAACCCGCCATCGTTGATGGCCAACCTGCCAAGGCGCCCCGGCTTGGCATCATTGGCGGCACACCAGCTTGCACAGGCGATGCGCAAACGGTCTTCGAGCGTAAGGGGCTGGGGAGCGTTCATGCCGCGCCTTATCATGGATATTTCCATGCATAGTCAAGTTGAAATTTCCACAATTCCAACCCCCGCTCCTGTGTGGGAATATCCACACATGGCGCAATCCGAAGAAAACCCGCTGAAATCTCGCATTCGCGAGCGGCTCGAAGTCACGGGCAAGTCCATGCACGCCATCTCGAAGGCGATCGGCGCAAATGCGGGATACGTCCGCGACCTGCTGGATCCGGCCAAGAACACGATGCCTACGATCGACAAGCTTCGCGCGATCGCCCAGGAACTCGACACCTCTGTCGATTATCTGTCGGGAGACAGCGATGCACCCGAAGTCGTCCGCAGCGAAGTCACCCTTTCGGACAAGCACATCGACTGGCGCGGCCCGGATCGCGCCGAACCCGGTATTCCGCTGGTCGGCACCGGCGATTGCGCGGATCTCGAAGTCTGCAATGTGAGCGGCGACATGATCCAGATCCAGCGCTCCAGCTTCGATCCCGACCATCACGTCCGAATGCTGCAGCGACCGCCGGCTCTGCGCGGCCAAACCGATCTGTATGCTATCTATTTCCACGGTGAGAGCATGGAGCCACGCTTCGAAGCGGGCGAGGTCGGCATCGTCGATCCCCGACGCCCCGTGCGCACTGGCGATTACGTACTCGTCCAGCTAAATGGGGGCGACAGCGACGATGTGGTGAGCGTGCTGGCCAAACGCCTGGTCCGCCAGAACGCGCAGGAAATAATCCTGGAACAGTTCAACCCGGCCGTTACCTTCTCCGTACCGAAGAGCAAGGTGACCCGCGTTCACCGTATCCTGCAGCAGACCGAGTTGCTATTCGGCTGATCTGCCCGCGGCGGGTAAACGAAGGCGATCTATTCCGCCGGCACTACGCAATCATCGAGCATGGGCGTCCCCGCCACTTCGCTCACCTCTTCGCACAGCGCAGTGAATTGCTCGCCCGATCGCAGCGCGGATACCATCGCAGCGTCTTCCTCGTCGAAGTCGAGCTGCACCGACATGAACTGGTTGCTCGTCGCCAGCGACACCACGGGCTCGTCCATGAAGTCGAGCGTGATATCGTCGATCGTGCCGCTGATCAGGATCGATCGACCCGACAGCGCCTGCTGCGCCGCGACCTCATTGTTCTGGTAGGCGTTGAACAGCTGCTGCGCAGTCAGCTTCTCTGCCGCATCGATCCGCGCCTGCGCTTCGGCAGCGCGAGCGGCAACTTCCTCGGCCCGCTCTTGCGCCTCGACCTCTTCGCGTGCGGCCAGTTCTTCGGGGGTCGGCGGTTCGGCGAACATCCCGATCAAGATCACCACCACCAGCACACCTGCACAACCGATGCCCAGCTTCCTTGCCTTGCCCGGCCCCTTCTCCGCAACGTCGTCACTCATTCCAACCCCCTGATATTCCTCGATGCGGAACCTGCAACTTCCCTCGCCGTGGCGCAACGCTAATGGATATTTCCACGTTATGAATTGACAATGGATTTTTCCATGGATATTTCCGCCGCATTGCAACGGAGATTGCCATGCTGGCCCAACCCTCAGAATTCCCCCACGCCGGATCGAAAGCTTTCGTCGGCGGAACCGCCGATCCCGTCACCATCATGCGCCGGAATGCCGATGGAACCGCGCTGGTCCGGGTCGATCCCCGCCCCCACCATCCGCGCAATCGCGACGCCAGCGGCAACCGCACAGTCCCGCTGGGCGACCTCCACGAAACCGAACGCGCCGCCTTCGAGGCTGCGGTCGCCGGCACGAAGCGGAGCAGGACGCCCGGCCGATGACCGCGCTTGCCCCCCTCGCTCTTGCCGAGCTGCACCAGCGCAAGGCCTCGGTCGATTCCGCCGTCGCTGCGGGCTTCTACCCGCGCGAGAAAGGCGAACGTCTGCTGCGCTGCTGGCTGTCAATCGCGCTCGCCGTGGGTGCCGACCCCGGCGATTGCAGCGCCCTGCTCGGCATATGGGCCGAAGAACACGGCTTCGACGGCCGGCTCGCCCGCATCGTCCTGCTCGACGACGGACCGCCGCGGGAAGAATGGCTGGCCGAAATCGCCCGCGCCCGCGACGCTGCGGGCAATAAAGCCCGCGCCCACCCGACAGACCTGAAGCTATCCGCACGCCACCACGCGCTCGACAGCCTCTGCATCTACCTCGGCGGCCCCAGCGAAATGCAGACCGCCCAGCGCGACCAGTCCTCATGCAGCGCAGCGGTAGGGCGACGTGGAAGCCAAACGGCCTCATGCAGCGCAGCTGTAGGCCAACTGGACACGGAAGCGGCATGAACACCGCCGCCCTTATCCTCCTAGCGGCTATCGCTGGCACCACGGCAGTTTCGCTGGTCGACAGCGCGCTGCGTGCTGTCAGCGCCCTTGCGCGGATCTCCCGCGAGTTACACCGATGAGCTGCCCCCCGCTCGAGATTGCGGACCGCATGGCCACCATCCGCCAATGGATGGACGCCCACGCCTTCACCGCGCTCCAGGCCGCAGTCGATGCCAAGCTGGCGGGCGCCTGATGACCGCACGCCGCCGCCTCGTTCCCACTGCAGAGGTGGAACAGCATATCGAGTTGCTGCGCCGTATGGGCGTTGCGATCGGCGCAGTTGACATCCGCTCCGACGGCGTAACAATCTACCCACCGCAGCAGCAACCGGGGAATGACTATGACCGCTGGAAGGCGCAGGGCCGTCCGAGTGGTTCATAAACTTCACATCGTCGAGAAGAAGCGCAAGGCGGGCTCACGCTGGTACGTCTACGCCTGGCGCGGCGGGCCGCTGATCCACAAGCAGGATATCGAACGCCCGGTGGTCGACACGCGCCTGCTCGACCTTGCCGCGCATGAGCGCCAGCGCCTCGCCGGCAGCGCCGAACGCACGCTCGATGCCGTGATCGACGACTATCGCGCCAGCCCCGAATTCGACCGGCTCGCCGACCCTACCAAGCGCGACTATCGCCGCTGGCTCGACCGTATGTCCGCCCGATTCGGCCCCTGCCCGGTAGGCGCGTTCGAAGACCGCCGGATGCGCGGCGATATCATCGCCTGGCGCAACGAATGGGCCGATCGGCCACGCACCGCCGATAAGGCATCCGTGATGATGGCGACCGTTCTTGGCTGGGCGCTCGAGCGCGGTGAGCTCAGCATCAACGTCGCCGCGAAGATCCCGCACCTGCACCGCGTCAACAAGGCCGACCAGGTCTGGGAACGCCACCACATGCGCGCGATGACCGCCGCGCCCGCGCACCTTCGCAACGCCCTGCTGCTGGCAGGCCTCACCGGCCTTCGCCTCGGCGACCTAGTGCGGCTCGACTGGTTACAGGTGGGGCCGAAGGCGATCATCGTCGAACGCACGCGCAAGCGCGGCGGCCGCGCGGTCATACCGCTACTGCCCGAAACACGGCTGCTGATCGATCGGCTCGCTGCCGACAGCAAACGCGAAGGCCCGGTACTGCGAAACAGCCGCGGCCAGGGGTGGACGGAAAGCGGCCTCGGCAGTGTGTTCCAGAAGGCCAAGCCGACAGGTTTCGATCGCACGATCCACGACTTGCGCGGCACCTTCGCAACCCGTCTCATCTTGGCCGGCCTAACCGATCAGGAAGCCGCGATGGTGCTGGGCTGGACCGCCAAGCGCATCGCCGGGATCCGCGCCCGCTACGTCGACGAAGAGCGTGTGATCGTGAGCCTGGCCGACCGGCTATCAGCGTAGAGTTTACAGTCGGCTGTAAACTCTTTCGAGCCACCATCTCTAAGTTATTGAAAAATGGTAGCGGAGGAGGGACTTGAACCCCCGACACGCGGATTATGATTCCGCTGCTCTAACCACCTGAGCTACTCCGCCCCAAAGAGGCATGCCGGGGCAATAGCCCGCTCGGCAGGCGGC